ATCTTAATCCCTACGAGAGTACCGGCAAGAAGACTCCGAATGCCGGGGATATTGAGGCGTTTTATCGCAGGGACCCGGAGTACCAAAGGGTCGTCCAACGGCTTTTAGATAAGCAATACGAACTAGAATACGCGGAAGTCGCTAAGAACGAGGTTGCGTTTACGAGGAAAGCGGCCTTAGAAAATCTTGTCCGGCTTCATGGTCAACAATACTTTGCCGGGCCTTCCGTCCCACGGGACCTGTCTAAGGAGCGCCAGAATCAATACCAGCAGAACGCGAAAGTTAAACCCGGGAGGAGGCGCACGAGCCAATGACCATCTATCAGCTAATCGGAATCCTCATAGCTACGGGGCTGACGCTGACTGCCCTCCCCTTCTACCTACAAATTATTGCTAGCTCGGTTAGCTACGGTTGGCACCATAGCCGGTTTAGTGCGACGCGCAATTTTGCCGAAGAAATCAAGGAGCCTAAAGAGCATGACGAAGAAGAAGCGCCGCTCGAATTTCAAAGCCAAAGTTAGTAAGAACGTCCAACAACAACAGACACAGGGCTCCCGCTACGGTCACCTTAACCTGCCTCGCGGGGTCAATATCTATAAAGAGACGCCCGGTGGGCGGGTCCGGCTAGATATCCTGCCCTATGAAGTTACCGACCCAAAGCACCCCGACCGGAATGATGAGCAGGATGTCGCGGTTCCTGGGGAACTCTGGTACAAGCGACCTTATAATCTACACCGAAATGTTGGCGTTGACGGGGATACCGCGGTCTGCCCGACTAGCGTCGGTAAACGCTGCCCAATCTGTGATTACCGGGCCAAGCGGATGAAGGAGGGGGCCAGCTATCAGGATGAAGAAATTAAGGCGCTCAAGGCCAGCCTCCGCAACCTCTACGTTATCGTTCCCCTAGACTCGAAGGATCACGCGGCCGAGCCCCATATCTGGGACATCTCCCAGTTCCTGTTCCAAGCCAAGCTAAACGATGAAATCGAGGAAGACGAATCTTATGGAGTATTCCCGGATCTAGAAGAAGGGCTAACGCTAAAGATCCGGTTTAGCGAGGAAAAGCTGGGAAATAACACGTTCGCCGAGACCTCTCGTATCGATTTTGAGTCTAGGGATGAACCGTATGGCGAGGAGATCCTGGATAAGGTCCCGAATCTGGATGAGGTCTTGGTTATCCATAGCCATGACCAACTTGAGGCTAAGTTCTTCGAATTAGAAGACGAGCCAAAGCCCGAAGATCGCCCGGCGGATGACGGTCTAGCGGACGGGGTTACTAGCGAAGATAGCGAGGAGGAGTCGGTAAAACCGTCCCGTCGTAAGAAGTCAGCCGCCCCTGAGGAAGCGGATGGGGAAGCCTCCGATAGCGAGGAAGGTAAAGAAAAGGAAGAGAAAGAGGAGGAAGAGAAAGAGGAGGAGCCTCCGGCCCGGGCTAAGCGCAGCCAGCGGCGACAGCATACGGGCTGCTAGAGGAGCTCGTCGAGGAATATGAGAAATACGATGATGATAAATCGGGAGTAGAGGCTACTATCTGCGATATATTAGCCGGACGGGCTTTTAATGTTTGGATATATCTATATGAGAGGCGGGTTAAGGAGCATCGCTGGGGATGGCGCTCATCGGAGCAGGTAAAAGAGCAATTCTACTATTATCTCCATCACCTAGACCACGCCCTAAAGCGACGCCATCTAGACGAGGACGATGTCAACTACATCACCTTAACAGTTGAGGATCTGTGGAGGAAGACCCCTTGAGCCGAATTTCCGAACAAGTAAAGGCTAACGCGAATGGCGGCTCCAGCCGCCGTCGCCGGGGCGGAAAAGCCCAGGTACAGGAGGAACGCCCTCCTCTAGCGTCTACGGGATCAACCCTACTCGACCTAGCCATATCCGGGGGGCGCTGGCGCGGAGGCGGAATCCCACCGGGCATTCTGGTTGAGATATTCGGCCCGGCCAGCGCGGGTAAGACTGTCCTGTTATGTGAGATCGCTGGTGGTGTTCGGCGACAAGGGGGAGACGTTCTATTCCGGGATCCGGAGGCGCGGCTCAATAAAGAGTTCGCTAAACTGTTCGATCTGGATATTGATTCCGTCCATTACTCCATCCCGTCTACCGTGCCGGAGGTATTCCAACCCGTACAGCAATGGCAGCCACAGGGCGGACCGATTAATGGCGCATTCGCCGATTCCTTAGCCGCCCTGACAACGGATATGGAACAAGAGGGGAAGGACCAATACGGAGGTAGAAGGGCTAAAGAACTGAGCGAGCAATGCCGACTGACCTGCCGCGAGCTAGAGGGACACAATATCCTGATGGTATGCAGTAATCAGGTCCGACAGAACTTGGATGCCGGACCTTGGGGACAGAAGTACAAAGCCCCAGGCGGGGAAGCCATTGGGTTCTACGCCAGCCTGAGACTGAGGGCTAAGGGTAGCCAGAAGATCAATAGGAGACGAACGGTCAAGGGGAAGGAGCACTCCCGGGCGATTGGGACGGAGACCGAGTTCGAGATCTACAAGAATTCCGTATGGTCCCCTTATCGTACCGCCAAGGTCTATATTCTCTACGAGTATGGTATCGACGATATACGGGCGAATCTACAGTTCGTCAAGGAGCTGAGGGGGGCCAGTTCGTATAAGCTCGGGGAGGAGGACCTGGGTAAGGGGCTAGAGGCTGCTATACAGCGAGTCGAGAATGAGGAACGAGAGCCCGAGTTGCGGGAAGAGGTAATTGATCTATGGGAGGAGCTGGAAGCCCAATTCAAAACCGAGCGTAAGCCGAAGAAGAGGGACGTATAGTGGCCGCGCAACGGATTACCCGCAAGTCGGCTAAGCAGAGGGGCCGCTCCTTACAACAATACGCTTGCCGGAAGATCTCTGAGCTAACTGGGTACGAGTGGGGGTCTTCGGGAGAGGATAAGCCTATTGAATCCCGGCCAATGGGACAAACCGGCCCAGACGTTAGGTTAGATGACAGAGTATTAGAACAATTCCCCTACGCGGTTGAGTGTAAGAATGTCCAGAGCTGGAGTGTCCCTAGTTGGATTGAGCAGGCTAAGCAGAACCGTTGGAAAGGATCGAACTGGCTGATTATCGCTAAGCGGAACCATAAGCGGCCTGTCGTGATTTTGGATGCGGATGCATTTTTTAAGCTACTAGAACAAAATCGTAAAAGTTAAAGCGGGGTGTTCCCGTATAATAAGGTAAGTGGGTAAGGCCAGACGCGGTAAGGTGAGGTAAAACCGGGCCTGGCGAGACGGGGCACGGTAAGGCGAGGTAAGGCAGGCACGGCAAGGCAGGCGGAAGGAAGTCGGGGCGGGGTTTCTCCGCCCCATTTTTAACTAAAGGAAGGATCCCTGATGATCTCCTACGTCCGGGTTCAAGGCTTTGAATCCCATGCAGATACCGAGATAGATTTCTCTTCTAGGGTTACAGTAATTTTAGGGCTATCGGACGCAGGAAAATCTAGCCTGTTCCGGGCCATTAACTGGGCCCTATTCAATCGGCACAGAGGCGATTCATTCATTCGCCAGGGCGAGAGTGAGGCGCGAGTAACAGTTAAGCTTAGAGAAGGCCAAACTATTACTCGTTATAAGAGCAAATCAGTTAACTCCTACCAACTAGATGATCAAGAGTTCCGAGCTTTTGGTAGCGACGTACCGGAGTCGATTGCCGATACAATTAATATGGACCGTAACTTGAATGTCCAGGCCCAGATTGATCCGCTGTATCTAGTCCAAGCCAGTCCCGGGGAAGTTGCCCGGCATTGGAACGATATTGCCGACCTGGACGCGATTGACCGGGCCCTATCGAACCTACAATCCTGGGAGCGGGCCGCTAAGCAGGACCTAAAGCGAGAACAAGAGCGCGTTCAATCGTTAGAGACGCGCCTGGCCGAGTATAAGGGCCTGGATGGCCTAGAAGCCGTACTCCAAGAAGCGGAGAGCCTGGAAGCCCGCATCACTGATCTAACTCATCGGCGATCCCAAACGTATAATAGGGTAGAGGAAGTTAAGCGCGCCCAGCAGAAGGTCGAAGCCGCTAAGCGGACCGCCGATTGGGCGCAGGACGCCCAGGAAGCCCAAAGGTTAGCGGATCAAGTCAAAGAGAAGCAGGGCGCCCGGGCCCGCCTAACTAAGGCTAAGCAAAAATACGAACAAGCCCAAGAACGGGTCCGGGCCCTAAAGCAGCAAGCCGAGTGGGACGAGGAAATGAGCGCAGCGCTAGCCATACCAGAGAAAATCCACTCTAAGGAGCGTGAGAGGACACAGATAGCCCGCGCCCTAAGCGCGACTACCCAGGCTCGGGGAAAGGCCCAATCGGCGCGTGAGCGGCTCTCACAGGCCGAGAGCGAGTGGCATGAGAAGGCCCCAGCGGTCTGCCCGCTCTGCGAGGGGGCTGGGACGCTAATCGAGAAGGAGGAAGTGTGATGCCTGCCCCTATCGCCATACTAGCGTCCGATTGGCACCTACGGGAGGACCGGCCCGTTTGCCGGACCGATGACTTTTGGTATGCCCAGCGGGCGAAGCTCCGCTACATCCGTCGGCTCCAACGGAAGCATAAGGTCCCTGTGGTCCATGGCGGGGATCTGTTCGAGCATTGGAAGCCTAGCCCATACCTATTATCCTGCTGTATGGAGTGGTTACCCACTAAGTACGGGTTCTACTCGATCTACGGCAATCATGATCTCCCTCAACATAACTTAGAAATGACCCATAAGTCCGGCCTGCGGACGCTAGAGGCCGCGGGCTTAGTCGAGATTCTGCCTGGGGCCCATTGGGGGCAGGAGCCTACTGAAGAATGCATTACGGAGTGGGCGGGCCTGCGCCTACTCGTTTGGCATGTTATGACCTGGCATGGGGAACGGCCATGGCCCGGTTGCGGGGACCCGCCAGCGGAGGAGCTGCTAGCCCACTATCCGGACGTTGATTTAATCCTAACCGGTCATAACCACATTCCTTTCCTGGTTCAGGACGGAAATCGGAAGATCATGAACCCTGGGTCCGTTATGCGGGTAAAGGCGGATCAACAAAATCATCAGCCTTCTGTCTACCTATGGTACGACGATAACAGCCTAGAGCAGATCATCTTACCCCATGACGAGGGTGTGGTTACGCGGGAGCATATTGAGGCGAAAAGCGCTAATGACCCTAGGCGGTACCAGGCGTTTATCGAGAATCTACAAGAGGACGCCCCGTCCGTATCGTTTGAGTCGAACCTAGAGCGATTCTTTAGTGAGTACGAGACGCCTAAGAAAGTCTGTGACCTAGTTTGGGAAAGCCTGGAGGAGGGGAAATGAATCGTAAACTCGTACAAAGCCGGCGCCGCCGGCGGTTACCGCCAGCCCGAAGGCCAAGATAATGTCTACAGAGCAAGAACTCATTCAGCTCAAAGAGCAGATCGAAAACGCTAAGCAAGAGCTCTCTAAGGCGGAAGGGGCCCTACAATCCGCAGAGGAACAGCTTAAAGAGCTAGGCGCTAGTTCGGTCGAGGAAGCAGAGCAAATCATCGAGCGCCTAGACCAGGAGATCCAGGAAGCGAACCAGGAGTTAGAGGCCAAGGTCCGGACGATCAAGGAAGGTCTAGGCGATGGATGTTAAGGGGCTGCGCCGTACGATTGACCGTAAGATCGGGGAACGGGACAGCCTGGCGCAAGAATTGAACCAGGCCCAGACTAAGGTTAAGCAGATTAAGCGGTACCAACGGCGAATCTCGAAAGCCCAAGAAGTGGTCCGGGCTGTAGCCCAGAGGACGCAACGGCAACTAGAGTATCATATTGCCTCGGTTGTCGCGAATGCCCAGCAATCGGTATTCGACGATCCGTACTCCATGGAAGCGGTCTTCGAACAGCGCCGAGGACGTACCGAGTGCGATTTGTGGTTCCTACGGGATGGGCAACGGGTTCAGCCCTTGCACGCGGGTCTGGGAGCGGTCGATATCGCGGCCTTTGCATTAAGGGTAGCGTCCTGGTCCATGGCCCGGCGCCGAACTCGGAATACGCTACTACTGGATGAACCGCTTCGTCATCTTAAAGGACAGGCTCAGAATCGGCGGGCGATCGCGCTTATGCGCCAGGTAAGCCATGAGCTGGGACTACAGATTATCACAATCAGCGACGAGCGGGCCCCGCGGGAAGATATTATGACTGGGGCCGATCAAATCATTGAGGTAGGTAAGCAAAATGGCACGAGCCTGGTCCGGACAATTAACTAAGGAAGAGATAGCGCAGTTAAGACAATCAATCCGTCGGATCGAATCGGCTTTTAATGCAATGACCGTATCCACTAAGGCTGCTGAGAAAGCCTTATCGAACGCCCTTAGAGAAATAAGAAATGAACTTAATCAAGGAGAAGGAAAATGAATAAGACTAGCATCCTAGCTGTAATTATCGTTACGCTAATGGCCCCGGCATGGGCCCAGGATGATATTCCGGTCAAGACAGAACCCAAAGCCGAGAAGCGCGAAGTCGTTAGTCAGGAGAGCAAGTGTAAGGCTATTAGTGATTTAGCAGAAACGATTATGCGGGCCCGGCAAACGTCGAACGTTCATCCGCACCGGATTATCGCTAAAGCTAAAGAGTACGATCTGCTAATTACAATGAGTGAACTCCGGGTAATGGTCCGTCAAGCCTATTCCGGGCCGGACTACGCCACGGACCGGTACGAAAACCGGGCAATCTACCGATTCCGAGATGCGTATTGGTCCGACTGTATGGCTAAGGAGGAGTCGGACGGCAATGCCGGTTAAGCGTGATAAGTACATAACACTCGAATGTGCTATATGCGGGCAACCGTTTAGACGCCTCGCCAGGGAAGTGCGTAAGACAATCCATAAAGGCCAGCGACCGGTTTGTAGTCGTAAGTGCTACCAAAACCGTAGGGAGGTCGAAGAGTCCCCCGCGAAACCTCCGACTAAGGAAGCGCCTAGAGAGGAGGTCTTGATTGGTGAGACCTATCAAACACGGAATGGACTAACCGCAACGACGATCGCGATTAGTCCCGCAGAGCATGAGCAGGAAGCCCCGCTTATTGCCTATGTTTCGAATGGGGTAAAGACGGAAACTCACCGCTATACCCGAGACGGTTACTGGCTGCCCATACAAGATAAATATGGGCAGCCTGTACGGGTTCCGCATGAACTAGATATCGTTCTATAATCGCTCTCGTATCATCCGCTTTACGTCTTCCTCGCCTAGCCCGAGCCGGTCTAGGTACTTAGGGGAGTTGCTAATGGCGATCTGCGCCGCCTTAGCAATATCCGCATTCTCCAGCGTTACCTCGGTTCCAGTAGCCCGCTTCTTAACGCGTCTCTCGACATCGTCTAGCGCCCGCTCAACCTGATCCTGTACCCAGGCGTACATCTCGGATTCTCTTGGTACCCCCATCCAATCAGCAGCGCGCTTTAGGGCCCAGGAAGCTAGGATGCCAACTAAGGCCGCGACGATTTCAATAACGTAGTCAATCAATGGGTCGAGGATGACTTCCATAGAGCACTCCTTAGTAGCGCAGGATTACCCATAAGGCATGGATGATGCCGGGGATAAACCCGAGGATCGTTAGTAGGATATTGAGCCAGAAGTGGGCGGTAAGCCCGACCTCTACGAATACTCCTACAGGCGGTAGCAGAATCGCGAGTAGGAATTTGATTGGGTCGGTACCGGTTAGGGCCATCTTAATCTCCTTTAATTCGTCAAGGATCGTGAATCGGCATCCCGGGCATTGCCCGGATATACGGCGGCTGGCGATCAGCATGGGCCAGCACCCCATCGAATTGCTTAAATTTCGATTAGCTAAGGGCATCCGCCCATCGGGAAAGCATAGATCAACCCGGAGCCAACCGCAGGCTTCTAAACGGCAAGCGCCGTAGTTACCGCATCCCTTGCCGTTGATTAGGCGAGCGTACCGCACACCGGGCGCATAGCTAGGGCTTCCTTGCCAGGCCCGATATCGAAAATAAATACCCCATACGGCATCACGGATAGAAGGCAGAATTAAAGTCGCGGCGACGCCACTGAGCGTTTCGTAGAGCACTACTCAGGTCCTCTTCGGTTAGGGTCTCGCTCTTCGAGCCGGGTTTCAATCCGGGTTAATCGGGATTCTAGGTACTTTGCCTTATCCTCACTGCGTCGGGCCTGCTCTTCATTCGAGCGACGGATCGCTATAATAATAGTTGCCCCGTGGATGACGAATAGACAAACCCCACCAATTAGGGCCGCGATAATCTCGACGGGCATCTTAGCGCCCCGTTAGCATCCAGGCATAGA